TCTGACATGCTCTATTGTAATAAATAACATAAATTTATACTTTTTTAAGTATTTCTTAATAATATTGTACAAGCTACAGGATCTGTAGGAGTAGCAAGAAAATCATTACTTGCTGATGAATCTAAATCTACAGAATACCATGTGAAAGTCCTACCTTGTGTACTACCAATTCCTGAAGTTGTTGACATTTGGTTAACTAATGTAGCTGAAATTGGGGTTTCATAAAGAGCACCTTGTAAAGGATTTGCATATAGTGCACTAGAAGGATTCGAAAGATCACCATTAAAGAATATTGGGTAAAAATGAGTACCATCACTAATACAAAACATACCATTTCCAAATGCAAATATATCCCTAAGAAATCCTGGGTGAGAACCATTAATACTTGCACCTACTGTTGATGCTTGAAATGAACCAAATGGAGTAATACCTTGTGCATAATTATCTGTACTTATATTCCAAGAGAAATTTGTAAAAGGAGCTCTATTTCCTGATAATCTTACCTTTATATCATATGAATTACTAGTTTGAGTTTGAGGCCCAACAATGATAGAAGTACCTGATGGTACATAGGCTCTAGGATTCCAATCAGTTTCACCTGGTAATTGGAATTCAAAAACAGGTGTTGTAGTATTCCATCCAAAAGGTTCTATTACTATACCTTTAGTCCAACTTGCAACAGTACCTGCACCTAATAATCTGATTTTAGTATCTGCAGCATTACCACCTTGATTAGTATTAGTAAATAGATTATATTGAATAACATCACTAAAAGTTAAACCAGTGGCAGGTACAGCTGCTGGTGGACTATAAATTGGAAAAATAGGACCTATAGGTACACTTGAGGCTGTTATTGAACCAGTATATAACTGCAAATCAGTTTGACCTGCATTTCCTACTTGTGATGAATTAACTAAAACTTGAGTAGTAGCTTCTATAGCATTCATAAACCAAGGATATGTACTTGGAGTATATGATGAAATATTAGTTGTATCAGTATCTATTTCTTTTCTTCCTATATTAAAGTTTCCAGTTTCATCTGTATTAAATCCGTCACCAGATGAGGTATAAAAAACATTACCATTAATATCATCTATAAAAAATGTAGCATCATCCCATCCTCTAAGGAAAGATTCAGTTGGGAATGTTGGTACTGGAGGGAAATATCCTTGTGGTACTGATTGGGTTAAGTTAATAGCGGGTGTTACATTTGGATCTCTTCCAGATGCAGTTGCTAACCAATTTAATTGCCCACTTGCTGAAAATGTTAAATCATAAAAACTAGCATCATTAGAACCTACTACATCTGAAGATGGTGGTTGAAAAATTTCTAATAATTGAGCATTGGTAGTAGATGGGTTATTATCATCTTGTGCTGAGATACTAGAAATATACCAAGTTTGAGGACCACTAATAATATTAAATATAAAGTCAAATGCTTGGGTGAGATTAAAAGTAATAAAACTACTATCTTTTATATAAGGCATTATAGCATTTCCACTAATATCTACATCAGATACCTTTATATATTTTACTTTATTAGTAGGCTGTCTAGTTAAAGTATTACTATTAGGTCTAGCAGATATACCAAGACCAGAAGTAGTAGTTACTCCAGCAGCATTTAATACTGCTTCACTAAATTCAAATATACCTCCAGTACCATATTGTCCACCTCCTCCAAAAAGAAAAGATGCTTGGGTTATTTGGTTACTTGCTACTACTAATCTAATAGTTCCACCACTACCAATTCCAGTATATGTAAAAGCTGTAATATCATAATTACCATCAGCAGTTCCAGTTGTGGAATAACTTACACCACCTATTGGTGTGAGAGGATATGGAGTAGTAGATGAAACTTTTACAGGTGCAACTGTATCTGCCCAAAACCAAGCATTTCCTGCTTGTGGTATTTGAGTAGCTAATAAAAAATCTGATTCTAGGAAGGTTAGATTATTAAAGTATTGTATAAAATATTCATAGTTTATATAGTTGTTTTGACCAAAAAATGCACTACAAATATCCTTCATTCCAACAGCAAAATCACTCTGTTGAAACTCTCCATTATAAAACTCTCTTTGATCTATTCTAGGTATTGTATAAGGTCCTTGTCCTGATCCTGTTGTTAAAGATAGTTGATTTGGTAGTTGTGTACCTAAAAGAGTTTGAACAGATTCAGTTAGTTCTTGTACTACTCCAGGGTATATAGAAGCAAATCTAGATGCAGATACTTGAGCTGCAGTTTGTCCACTATATGGTATACCTGAGTAACTTATAGGAGCATTATTTATATTATTAAACTCCTCAAATACTCCCCCTGTTCCTCCTTCATACAAATAAATAGAAGAACCACTTATTGTAGAATATTGAGGGTATGAACTAGATGAGTTTGGTAGTTGAAAATCCCTTGGTAGAGATCTTACTGTTCCTGATAATGATAAATCTTTTTGTACTTGGGGTACTACTGTTGAATAAGGATCAGAAGGAGAACCTGTATAATAAGTTGACATAGTTGTAGCTATATCAACTGGGGGTGGTGCCAATCTGTTTCTTTCTAATAAGTTTTGCTTTATTACTACACCTGATGTTAAAGTTGTATTAGCAGGAGTAAAATCTTTGATCATTTTAAATAATGAGTTATCAAAGAACTTTATTAACCTAATAAAATCATTTACATCATAACTTGATATATATTTTTTAAAATATTCATCTCTTAAAGCATCTAAATCAGGGTAAGTATAACTAGATTCGGATACTTGTCTAGGATCTCCTATATAATCTCCTATATTAAATGCTCCTACTTGGGCTATAATATCATCATTTATTTGGTCAGTAGGTGAAAAAGCTACTTCTAAATAATCTATACTATGTTCACTACTACTTACAAATACATTTTGTTGAATAGATCTAAAAGCAGATAAAGTATCTCCCTCAGGAAGTACTTCATTTGTTATTTGGATTTTATCTGTAATCTTATTTTTTATACCTCCTGGTTGTTGATTAAAATATATTTCTTCTTTATTTTCAATCCAGTTATTACTACTAGTATAAAAAGTATTTATGTCAACTGAAGATCCTCCAGCAAAACCAAGAAATGATGCTGTTGGTTCCCAACTACCAGTTGTTTTAGGATGTATTGAAACATTACTACCTGTATCTAATAAAGCACCTAAACTAGCTCTAAATGCTAACTCCTCAGGAGTTGAGTTTATTGTATTTCCTTGTACTGAAAATGGACTTAATACATAATCAAAAAATACACTTTCACTTATATGGTTTCTCCAATATCTTATTTCTTGTAAAGAACCTGTTACTGGTGTGTAAGCTATTCCATCTAAAGCAACACTAGTTGGATGTGGAAATGATGATGTATCTGCTGAAGACCAATATTGAGTATTAGTTGTTAGAGAAGAAGTTTCATAAAATCCTACTTCTCCATTTATTTCATTAGCAGCACTTAAAATAACATTAGGTGAGTCACCATTTTCATCAACATTCACTTGTATAGACCACCATCCTTCATCAAAGAAAGGTAAAAATACACTAGCTGTAGTATTAACATCAGTTGAACCCATGGGCCAAAATGTTAATGTACCATAGTTTTTGTTTAAAGCGGGAACTGATCCTGAATATGAATCTACATCTAATCCTGTACCTTGATAATCTAAAGTTATTACTGATACGTTTTCATCTCCAGCCCAAAGATTATAATAAGTGGGTGAAGAAGGAATACCAGCAGATTTAAATCTAAACTGCAGTGAATGAGGATAGTTAAAGGGAGGTGCGTTACCTGGATCTTTAAGTATAAAAGATGATGAAACATAACTTGTACCATCTAAATGGAAAGCATAGTTAAACTGATCTTGTGCATAATCCCAATCTTGATCTGTTTGTCTATCTTGACCCCCATACTCATTTATTCTTAATATTGTATCAGGCACACCATATGAGGTTATTAAAGCTCTTAAACCAGCTATTGTACCTTTAGTTTTTAGTAAATAAGGTAAGTTATGGTAAATCCGTTTATATAACCGCTTGTTTACATCGTCTAATGGAACTATGTCATTTGAGGCAGATATTTCATTATCTACCAGTTCTAACCCAGAAGCTGCGGGATAACTGGTGGTCATGTCCGGGAAAGGGAATGCACTACCAGAAGGTGTTAATCCTAAGAAAGCTGTAAATAAATCATCAGCATTAAAGTTATTTGAATATAGTTTTATGCCAAAATTTCTAATAGCATCTGCTACTAAATCTTTTGATATACCATAATCTAATCTGTTATCAGCGTTAAATCTATTAGTTAAATCTTTAGTATATAACCAAACATTATCATATTGTTGAGCAACCATATCAACAAATAACTCATAGTTTCTATTTGCTGAATCGTCTCTTAGATACTCTGGTATTGTATTATACAGATAGTTAGTATTATTTTCATCATAGTTAGATGCTGATAAAGCTTGACCACCATATTTTGCGTTATCAGGATCAGCACTACCTATCCAATCTAATGCTTCAGTACTTCCTGTTGGAAATAAAACATATGGAGGTTCTGTGTTTGATTTAGGATAAGAATATTGTGAACCACTATTGTAGTAAAGAAAATATTCATATCCATCAAAGTTATTTTTTATAAAATCTATTTTAGAAGTAAATGTAGCTTTACTTTCACTATAAGCAGGGGAGGAAGGTGTACCCCCTCCTATTGTACCTAACTCTTCTATAGAATTATTATAGGACTCTATTAGTCCTGCCTTATAATAAAAATTTTCTAATCTTGTATTAGCTGAAGAGAAATATATAAAGTTATTATAATCATTATAATCAACACTAATATTAATTTCTTTTCTTTTTAATAAGTTATTTAACTGTGAGAATGAACTAGTTAAATCAGTATTTACTAAATCATTATAGTTAAAAGTTTGAGTACTTTCTCCTGTTTCTTGAGTTACCTCTATACTGTAGTTTGGACCTTTAATAAACTGGAAATCGTTAGGTACGAACTCAACCTCAGGGAATTCTACATTATAAGCTTGTGAAACAGATATTTCCTCTACAACCCATAAAGTTGATTTTAAACTAAACTGTGGTGGTAAAGGTTCATATAGTTTAATTAATAATGAAGGTTCAACTTCAGTTTCAGTATCTAATCTTAAGTTATTAGATATAACTTGTTGGTCATTACCAAAGTTAAGAAGAAAATCTACAAAATAATCAGCCTCTTCTCTATATTGGATAAAATCATTACTTGAAGATACTATTAACTCATCTGATATTGTATTACTTTTTAATCTTACTTCTGTTCTATCAGAACTTATCTCACTAATATAATAGTTTAAAGTAATATCAGAAGCTAATCTTCTTCTATAAAAGTTATAAGTTGAAAAATATGAACCATAATCATATCCTATTTCCTCTAAATCTTTAGATGGGTATAGAATAGTATCTCCTTCTAATACACTAAAAGTAGTTACAGAAACCGCTTTTGTAGGAGGTAAAGGAAATATTAGATTTTTATTTTCATCGTAAGCATAATACTCTATATAATCAGTAGAGGATGAAAAAGCAGTATCTAACCTGGATGAAGAGATTAAAACATTATCCTGTTCAGTGTATTGTTGAAACTCAAAAGTAGTTGGATCAACTTGGTTTATTTTTATTTTATCTGTCATTATACTACTGATGTATTAGTTGTGTTTACAGCTGGTGAAGAAACTTCTTGAGATATTTTAGCAAAATCATCTCCAGATATGGAAGAATCTTCTATTGCATTTATATCTAAATCAATCTTTTCTCCAGTAAGTGCTTCTGCTTTTTCTACTTGAGCCTGTAATAAATCTCTTCTTAAAGAAGTTATTTCAGCTCTTAAAGCTTCTATTTCTTGACTATCTTGATCAAAGTTAATGTATTCTCCACTTGTTTTTATTAAATATTCATGTGAGTTAGTTTCACCTAAAGCAGGTATATCATAAAATAAGTTATTATATGATTCAAAAAACTGATTGACTGTAACTGTATTTTCAATCTGCTCATTCAAAGAAACTACACCTAGTTGACTAAACTTAGTGTTTATTACTTTTGAATATTCTGTTTTAGAATATGTTTTCTTAATAAGGTCTACTTTTTGATCTGCCATTTACCCGTTAACTACTTTAAAGTAATATTTTTCATCCATTATAATCACATTATTGTCTATATTTGTTTGTATCAATATTTGATAGTTTCTTTCTGGTTGTAAACCATTCATATAGACAGTAAAATAACTACCTGTTGGATCACAACTTATTTGAGTATTTTGTGTATCAAAATCTACAACAAACTCATTGGTTTCCAAATCTTTTATAGCATAATATGATGATGATGGTAAAGCTTGGTTTTGTGTATAAATAGATTCAGTTGTATAAACTCTCACAGGGAACTGTGGTCTACAGTTTAATCTAAATTGATTAATACTTTCACTATAAAATATACCTTGATTATCATCTAAAGCAACAAATAAATCTGGTGTTGAAACCGTTTCTAACTGTGTAATATCATATGTTGATAAAGTAACTGTTGCAGGAGTTAAAGATCCTGTTATATCAGGTAAGGCATCTAATTGTTCTATTGACCAAGTTAAAGTTTCACCTGCTACATATCCTAATCCTATTTCTTTTACATATACATTTAACATAGAGGCACTATTAAAAGTAGCTCCAAAAGTAGCTCCACTACCTGCACCTGTGTAAGTAGGATCATTAGGTAAAGATTGTGTAAATGAACAAGATATAGAACTTGTTAATTCATTTATTGGATATGACCCAGTTAATATTCTATTAGGTTTTAAATCACCACTACTAGTACTATATGTAAAATCTCTCCATTTTATATCTAACTCAGGTGGGTATATAGTATTTGTGTCTACTGAATAAAAACTTAGTTGAGGAGTTACAGCACTTGATGTTACAAACTCTGTTGAATCTTCCCATTTAACTATAAAACCTTCATTTGCTATAGGAGTTAAAACACCAATAAGATCATTAGATGATGAATACCATACTTTAACAATATCAGTTACCTCTGTATTTAAATCTTTATCGCTTCTAAGATTAAAGATTTGGGATGATTCTAAACTTCCTATACCATCGTACCCACCTGATCCTGTCCACCAGTTACATCCTCCTTCATTATTACTTCCAGAATAAGAACCAGTAGTAAGATCTTCATAAAATCCTTGTATGGGCCATTTATTTGATCCTGAATAATCACTAAATACCCAACTTACACCTGTTGTATTTTGTTTTTGATCTAAATATTGACCTGATCCATTATTCCAAGAACCAGAAATAGGATAAACATTAACTTTAGATTCTAAAATAACATTATCTGCTTTAGCAATGAATAGTTTTAGACTAGCTGTAAAGTTAAGAGAACTAGTTATAGATGCTACATTTTGTATTACATCATTTATTTGTGATTGATCAAACTTGATTAATGATCTAGCTACATTAGATATTGGATTGTCATTAGTTACAAAATTTGATACATCCAATATAGGATCTAATCCAGTATTCATAGCAGGTTGTGCACTATAAATAGATGCATCCTGGGTTGGAAATAGTTTATATACTGCCATAGTTTTAAAATATTCTATTTAAAATAGTGTAACAACCCTTCCTTTAATATCATTATCTGGGTATTTTAACTCAAATATGCTAGGATCTAGTGATGGAAATATTGTTCCATTTTGTAAAGCTCCATTCATATCATAAGCATATTTTGAATAACCTTGAGAAGTACCTGCTACATTATTTAGATTTACTTGTTTAACCGTTTGTACTCCTTCTACTTGATCTAATAATACAAAAAGATTTGCTATAATAATAGGTTGATTAATCTGCCATTTATCTATAGAAAAATAATCTTTTAATGCTAAAATACATTCCTCTATTACTTGATTACCATTATAATCAGGAAAAGTAATAATTTCAAAATCAACATTAAAGTTTATTACAAAAGCATTTTTAATACTAATAGTATCACTAATCATTCGATATTGATTAATGTATGTTTTTACATTTTCTTTTAACGCCTGTGATGCTGTTGTTAGTTTACCATTTAAATCCGATGATAATAGATAAATATCTAATGTAGCACTAGGACCATCATTTATATCTTCTACTAAAGGTTTTTGTGCCCAAGCTTTAGAAATAACTCCATATTTAGGAGGCATACTTAATGCTCTAATCAAATAATCATTAGAGGTTACATTTCTAAGTTGTGTTGGAAAGTTAGAAATAGAGTTTTGTCTTATTTCCTCTATTGTATCCCCATCTTGACCACCAGAAGCTGCTATTGGGTTATTTGTAGCTATAGAATCAAATACATACTGAGCTGTTGTAGGATCTAATCCACTTTTTAAAAACTGAATAGTACTAGTAGTAGGATTAGTTAATGTGTTAGATGGTATGTTTGATTGAACTCCACCTCCAGTATAATATCTAATAGTTAAAGTAGTATTACTAGGTGCAATACCATAAGTGTTGGTAAATACAAAATTAGTAGGACTATAAGCTGTTGTTAACTTACTTTGCCCAAATGGTAAACCTAAACCTACATTATCAGGATTAGGTATTACATTCTCTGTAGTTTCTGTTGGTGAACCTGCTCCAAACTGTAGTTGTAAAGTATTTGCATTTAAAAATCTTGTAGCAAATCTAGTTTGTACTCTTTTTGTTTGTAAGATATAAGGTGTATCTGCGTCTGTATAAGTATTAGGGTCATTAGTATTAACATTTTTTATACCAATATAAACTGCATCTTGACCTAAATAATCTACTTCATACCATTGGTTACCATTTGAATCAAATACATCAATAATATTTGAAAGATTAGTTCCATTTATTTCTGTAGTAGCAAACTCTTCAGGAGCACCAAATGTTACTGATGTATTATTAATAACACCACTAAATGCTCTTCTAGTTTTCTTTAATAAGTAATAAGTAGGATTACCAGCTGAAACTTGTGCTACTGATACTATTGTAGGATCTAAAGAGTTAGATACTGAAAAATCAATAGGTTCATCTGTTGTAAAAGATGTAGGACTTCCTGCTGTTGTACTAATAACTGTATTTTGATTTACATATAAAGCATAATCAAAATCAGGTACATAAGCACTACCTGATAGTTTAGAAGGTACTTGTTGGAAAAAATCTACTGAGGTAGTAGCTAAACCTGTTGCTTTAGGTTTGTACCCGTACATATAAGCTAAATCATATAGATTATCATCCTGTCTAGCATACTGAAGGTATGTTTCTTGGACTTGATTATCTAAATAAAAAGATAGAACATCACCTACATAAGCAGCTTGTTCTATAAACATCATACCTGGAGATGTTTCTGTAAAATCTGTATATGTGGTTGGAAAATAAGTTTGTGAGTAGTTTATTAGTGTATTTCTATACTCAGCAAAATCTTTATTTATATAGTTTATGTCTCTTCTGATTGCCATTATGCGAAGTTTAATTCTAAATCATCATTAATTGTAGTGTTTATAACTGAGTAGAATATTTGTACTGTAATTGAATTATTATCTGGATTAGATAATACATTTAACTCTTGAACATTAACATTTGGAAAAAATGTACTTATTTTATCAGCAACATCCTCTTTTAAAAAATCTAAATTATTTTCTGTTATTTGGGTAAATATGAACTCCCTTAACCCACCACCAAACTCAGGATTACCTGGTCTTTCTCCCACATTAGTAAGAAAAAAGTTTATTAGATTACTTTTAATAGCTTCCTTAGTAGTATAATTAGGGGTAAATACACCACCAGAGCTAAAAGGGAGACTAACTCCAATACCAACTCTTGGCCTTGTATCATTAGGAAATTTCTGTACTGCTCCAAATGCCATTTTATTATACTTTACCTTTCATTAAATTCATAATTTGACCCATATCTACTTCTCCTGTTGGGAGTTGGCTATCAGGGGATGCTGTATTAGTATTAGTTACTTGCATAGGCACATTTGATGAAGTTGCCTTTATGGTACCATTTGCATCAGGCATCATATTACCTAATACATTTTGAATGTTTTCTCTCATAGCTAACCTATTATCTTCTGGCATAGGAGTATTTTGAGGAGCAGGGGTTGTAGTAATCACTTGTTGAGGTGATCTTACTGCTTCCATAAGGATGTCTTTCATCTCTTCTTGAATAGCTTCTTTAACTGCTTCTTTTACAACGGATTTTAGTTCACTTAGTTTCATATCTTAGTATATGTTTATTATAAATATTGATTTAATCTGCTTTTAAGTTATTTTGAATAATATAAAATGATAACTCATCAATTAATATTTGATCTTCCGCACTAAACGATCCTTCTCCTTTTACAATAGTTACCCCAGCGCTATTTTTTCCAATAGCTCTTCTTTTATATAATTCTCCTGTTTTACTTTGTTCATCCACTACTACGGAAATTTCAAAACCATTTACATTGGTTACCACTGGATTACCTTGTTCTACTGATTCTTTCCCAATAGCTAGTAGTTCATTATTAATTTCTGTCATTTCTAACCCTTCATTTCCTTCACTTCCACTAGCACATCTTTCTATTAATTCATCTATCTTTTTTAGATATCTTAATATTATAACTAAAGATGCTATTAAAAATACTAATGCAATAATTAATGCTTTTCTTAAATCTTTATTAGCTGTTTCAAACTTATCAAATAATTCTTTTATACCTTCTAAAGCGGCTACTATAGGATAAACAACTGTAGGAGCTGGAGTAGAAAATATTGCTAATTTACCTGCCTTAAAGGCAGCGCTAACAGCTAAAAATACAGCTACTAGAGCGGTATTAATAGCAATTACTTTATATATGTTATTTAATTGCTTTACTATAGAGTTTCTTCTTTTAATAGCTAATTTTAATAAGGCATTACTAGGACATTTTTCTTCACCAGATTGTGCTAATTTTGTAATACCAAAAATAACTAATAATCCTATTGCTAGTGGAAAAAGTTTATTTTGAATTGAGCTAGTAACTGTTAATACAGAATTTTTAACTACAACAATTGATCTTTCAATAGGATCTAAAACAAGACTAGATACTTTTTGTATAGCTTTATTTGCCTCATTTTTTAATTCAGCTGCTGCTATCTCTGCTGCTAAATCAATATTAATTAAACCAATAGGAGGTAAATTAGATAAAACCTCACCATTACCTGTAACAATAGTTTGTTGTTGTGGGGCATAACCATCTATAGTATATGCGAATTTAGGTTGACCTAAAACTACATTAGGAAGACTAGGTAAAACAGGAACTCCAAATCTTATCTCAAATTCTCCATTTGAATCTGTTTTTATTTCTTTATTACCACCCTCATCAAATTTATATTCTAATTTACCTTCATCATTTTTAAAGGATTTCATAGGGTATAATACTTCTACAAACTTTATATCAACTCCCTTTAAAGGTTCATTAGTTTGTTTATCATATACTCTGCCTTTAGTAACAAAGGTAGTGATTATAGGTTCATTTTGAGGATCATTTGTTAGTTTATCTTTAAGATTAGATAATACTTGTGAACCTCTTGCAGACTTCATAAAACCAACAGCTAACCCTAATAGTAATTCCTCATTCATACTTATGCTGTTTTAACTGATTTAGAGGTTAGATTTGGGATTTGTGCCTTAATATTAGATATGCTAGTTTGAATTAAGACAGCAGATGCTGCAGCCGCAGGTATTAAGGGTTCACCACTTAATGCTGTTAATAAAATATTTAAATTTTCTAATAAACTTGAAAATTGAGTTATAAAAGCATCTCCTAATATTAAAGATTCACTAGCATTTTGTCTACCTAAAGATACTATACCTTTTGGAGATAATAAGTTTACATTTCCTTCTAAAGATTTAATACCTAAACCTTCAACAGATTCCATTGCTATTGATTTTTGAGAAGACATTAAAATACTATCAACATTAGTATTGAATATTAATCTACCAGAGTTTAAAATAATTTGTTGCTGATTATAAGATTGAGGTGATTGTGGTGTTTCTTTTATTATATCTGAAAATGGAACTGAGGTACCTCCACCAGTTGTAGAACTTGCTACTGATATTTCAATAGGTATTTGTTGAGTAGAAGTTAAATAAATAGAAGATAAATCTGTATTTATATTTTCAGTTATAGGTAACCAACCTGGTTCTCCTAAATCTTTAGGTTGACCATTTCTTAATATTGTAATAGGACTACCAATCTCACCAGTTGTAGACCAGTTATTTACTACTGAACCTTGTGAGGGTGATGTACTACCTAATCTTAAACTATTAGAAAATCTACCTTCAAAAATCTGATCCCCAATAAAGGATAAAATAGGTCTAATATTTCCCTTTTCTATAAAATCACCTCCACTATTACCGTTTAAATCTAATTGAAATGGGGTATCACTAGGTTGTTGTATATTACCTAACTCAATAGAATCATTACTTTTATTTTGTGAAGGGGATTCAGTTGTATTAGTAGAATAAACATCAGGAATACCATTTTGTTCTGGGTGATTCCAAATACCTATAGAGTTTAAATAATAATAATTATATGTTCCTGTTGCTTGAGAATCACCTGTTGTAGGTAATCTAAATAATATTACTAGCTCATTAACTAATGGATAGTTTTTTAACTGAGGGAATAATGGTTTGGCTAAGTTACTAGATAAAGATTGGTTTGAAACTATTGGTGAGGTAGGTGTTGATACTAGTTGATATTGGATAGTTCCTATTCCACCCCACTGTCCTGTTGAATTAAATAACTGAGAGTTACTGTTAAGAGAAATATCCACTACTCTAGCGGTTACCATCTTATCATTTAAAGTACCTAACTCCTCAGTATTACCAACAGTGTTAGAATTTCTACTTAAATATGATATTCCAACCTTATCCATTATTATTCCTTAGTGGATAGATTTGTATTTAACTTATCAAGTTCAGCTAATAGTTCTTCTTTTTCAGAATCGGTAATACCCATCGAATCTTCGCTGCCGCTATTATTAATCACGCGCTGTACTATAGTAGCCATTTTAATGAGTTGTTCATCGTTTCTAACGCCAATTTCTAAATATTCTTTGATGAGTGGTACTATGAGAGTTGCATCTCCAATATCTTGTACTAGAGGTTTGAGTTCTGAGATTAGACCTGATATTTGGTCTTCTTTTTTCTTTTGATTATTATAAATCTCACTTAATATATCAGAAAATTTCTTTTTTCCAAATACTACACTGTTTAGACCGCTCATAATATTTATTTTTTAGTTATAAATATGGGAAAAGTGTGAGTTTAAAATTTACAATATCCGTTTTCTAAATAAAAATAATACTTAGTTTTAAATATATCGTGTAGTTTATCTGCTACTTTAGTAATCTTAGGTGTTTTAACATCAACTATTTCGCGAATATAGATGTATAATGCCTTTTTATTGAATACATCTATAGTATCTCTTTTTCTAAATAACTCCAAAACTGCATCTGCTATCTGAGCGTCATTCTTTTTAGGAAATAACTCATAAATATTTTCAGTTACGTGATCAACAAATAAATCTATGTATTTACTTAAATCATCTACAGTTTCTCCACCTATATCATCCATATCATATGAATGTGGTGAGTTATCTTGTACTAATACATCAATATCTACTTTTTTGATTTTAGTATTGTAGTTTTTAGTAGTATATAGTATTAACCACCTTTTAACAATAGTACCAAAATAAGAGTATGCCTTAGCACCTCTACTGGGATCAAATAAATGGATTTTAGATAATAAGAAAACTATTATTTCATGCTGTAGGTGCTCTAACTCCTCTACCTCAGTATGATAAAACTTAAAAGTATGAATTATATTCTCTGTGAGTTTGAAGAATGCATAATGTATCTTTTCTTTGTATATTTTAGACTTAAATTCTGAGTCTACAGATGCATTATATAGTACAATAGAGTCTTCTGTCTCTTGAGTAAAATAATTTTTACTCTTAGGTTTTCTTTTCTTAATCATTTAATTTGCTTTAAATTCTTCTAGTTTATTTTGAATTTCTTGGATATGATTAAAAAACCATCCAATCTCATCATCCCCCTCAAACATTCCCTTTTCATCAATCTTCTTTAATCTTTCACTGGAATATTCTATTTGTTTAGTAAGTTCAGTAATATAATTATCATAATCAATTATTATATCCTCTAGTTTTTCTAACTTACGAAGAAGATTAATAGCTGCAAATCCTAAGATTAAAACTAAAGGGGATAAAACCCCTACTAGTACTTCAAATATTTCAAATTCAACTGTCATAAGCTATCTAACATATTTTTTAATCCTGGGCTGGCTATAGTACCTAATGCTTTGGATTTTATATTTGTATTCTTGTTATTACCCAATGTACGTGATTTCTTTTGAGGCTCCACATTTCCACCATTAAGTTTTGGTAACCACTCCATCTCAAATTCTATTCGTGCTGACATTAAATCTGCTTGATGAAGAATAAATGGTAAAGATGTACGTGGTTTTTGTTCGGGCATAAATGTTTTCAAATACTTTGTATTTGCTTCATCATATAACCCATCATGTGTTTGAATAGCAATCATCTCATTGAACGAGTACTGGATGTTATGTGATTGGAGAAGAAATAATCCTCTATCGGGAACAGAAGCAAATGAGACTTTTTTATTAAACATATAATCCTCACCCAGTTTTTCTCGTCTCCATTTATCAGTTTGGGGAATATATGATTCATTTTCCTCATCTCCCATCTTACCTAAATCATGGTTGATAGCGCTAAATACTAATTCTTCTTCGGTAAATGTCGTCATATCACAACCAGCCTCTGCCCATACAGTGGATAACGTGAGCGAAGCAGATACCACACGATTTACGTGATAAACATACCCACCAGGAAATGCACTATGATATTTATCTAGGTGGGATGCGGGCATAAGGATAATTCTATCCTCATACTTTTTATAGAAATCCAATAATGATTGTTTTCTATCTCCTGTAATATATTTCTCAATATTACCTATGAATTCTTCCCAATTTGATTGGATCTGCTCTGCTGTCAACTTCATACCTTACCCCTCTCTAGATGATAATGGTTCATTTTCAATTTGACTTCTTACTTCCTCTACTAGATCACCTGCTCTTTCCAATGCCTTTAGATAAGTTTCTAAGGGTTCCTGCTTACTAACTATTCCTCTTAGATTTCCTAGTACTCCCTCTAAAAGATCTAGTTGTTTATTTATATAATTTCTGTTTTTCATAACTTTGTTTGTTTAACTTTATTCATTTATTATTCCTACTCTCTCTACCTAACTACACAGGGTCGAAGTTACTACCCTTCTTTGACTTAGGCACGTTTTTCGTATGACGTTTTTAATATTTATTTTTTAGTTTTTGAATGGTGTGGAGAAATGCGCATTTTTCGTATTCTTCTACGCTTTCAAAATAAGAAATAGCTTCACTTAATGTTTGTTTTAGGGGGCCACTTTTATAATCCATAACTGCTTTACAATGATTTTTATTTTTTAAATCTAAACCTTTAATATAATACCAAGCTCTATTAAATACAGCAAATGAGGCTGCTTCTTTAGTAGTTTCTAAATCAATAGCCCCTGAATTTTCTTTATCTAGAAATTTTTTTAGTTTTTGATGGAATACAAGATGATTAATAATAAGTTTTACAAACATCCCTAGTTTATTTATAGGAGATTCCAACTCAGCCTCCATTATTTTTTCAAGAGCTTTTATACTTTTTTTCTCTTCAAAATCATCATCACTACTACCAAATAAACTAAATAGTTTGTCTTTATCAATCATACTTATAAATATTTATCTTTACAAAAACCTAAATCATATGAGGTATATTTAATACTAAGATTAGGGATATTAAAAGGTGTTTTATATGGGTTATAATCCCACCATCCTTCACCCCACTTCTTATTCATATACTCCCAATTTTTCTTCCAAGCATATACTATTTTATCATTTAATTTAGAATTAGCTCTTCTAGTTTGTGAACCAGTTTTATTATAATCAAAACTTCCACCATGAGAATATCTTTTTTTCATAAAGTTAATAGTATTAACAGGTTTATTTATCAATCTCATAATATAGTCTAAGTCCTCACAATAAGCTGGATAAAAATTTTCATCAAATAAACCATGACTTTGTATTAATGAGGATTTCATTAAAAACAAATCAAAACTTCCATAACTATTTGAACCACCTTGACCAAAAATAAGTTTAACATTTTCATATTGTGCAAGTTCATTCATTTCCTTTAAGAATCCTGGTTCAAATCCAACATCATGATTTGGAATAATCCAATAAGGTGAATGCATAAATGATTTAATCACCAAGTTCCATGATGCGGCTACCCCTATGTTTGATATATTGCTATTTACGTGAAAATTTTGAATATAAGGGTGTGGTTGGGAAATAATAGCTTGAATCTCTTTATAAATTTGATTACCTCCATTATTTACTATAACATAATCTTGAACTGGGTAATCAATGCTATCTATTTGTTTTTTTAACCAACCACTCCCATTTAGGATTGGAACTCCTATAACTGGAATCATATTTTAATCAATCTTGTAATAATCATCTATAATAACATCAAACTCTTTATGAACTTCTTCACTAGGACCATAATCAATATTAAAATATGCACCAGCAAATATTTTAACTGTATCTCCAACCATTCTTCTATTTAAATAGAACTGTTGTTTTGAATTATAACTATACGAAGTTGAAGTACCAACATGAAAGGATGGACAAGTATAACAAGTTGCTCTATTAAATTGATATCCAGCAATATTAAGGGGAGGATGAAGAGCAGCTAAATCTGTAATAGTAATTGCTAAACTTCCAACATTTATTTTATCATTTTGTCCGTTTTGCAATCCTAAAATATTGTATACTGGTATCTTAAAAGATAAAGTATCAAAAGCAATCCAAGTATCTGAATCCCAATGACATGCAACTAAAGGAACACCATTATTCACATAATTAGGATGTAATTTATCTAATTTAGCTAAAACAGTAAAATATTTGGGACCTCTATATTCAATATGATGGTATCCATTCTTGTCAACCCAAGTATTAGGTTGAACTAATGTATCTATCCAAAATTCAGCATCACAATTTTTATCTGCACATGGATGTGCCCAACCATGCCATCTATCACGTATACCAGTTACTTCAAGCAAATAACCATCAAAACAACTACTAAGCAAAACCACTAAAACTGAATATATAATTATATTTTTCATAACCTTAATTTTTAAATGTTTAAATATACCGTAAATATACATAAAATCTCTGTGGTATCCAAATAAAATCACATAAGTTTTTAAAGAAAAGAAGAAAAGAAAAAACAAATGTAAAACAATGTGGTTACCTAAAATATTGTTCGTATATTGGCGTATATAATACATCAACAAATGGGTAATACTATAGTATTGAAAGAAGACTTATTAAGAAACTACATAGACTTAGAAAATCTAATTGTGTGTTGGGTTCAAAGTGGGTGTGGGAGTTGTAAAAAAGTTATACCTTTATTATTTAAATTAGATGACAAATACACTGTAGTAATAACTGATGGTGAGATACACACTCAGTCTCTACAATATTACCCTAATAATATACCAACATATTACCCTTCAATACTATTATTTAATAAAGGGAGATTTGTTAAAGTATTA